ATCTGGCTCTGCTGATGATACTGTTGGAGGCGTAAATAATATGAATACTCTTCCATTTGCTAATATACCTTATAATAATATAAATTCAATTGGTAAACAATGGATTAGAAGATATGCTCTTGCAATTTGCAAAGAGATGCTTGGACATATTAGATCTAAATTTAGTACAATTCCAATTCCTGGCGAAAGTGTAACTTTAAATGGTGCTGCTTTAATGTCAGAAGGAAAGGAAGAAAGAAAAGAGTTAAAGGAAGAACTTAATAAGATTCTTGAACAAATAACTTATCATAAACTTGCTGAAATTGAAGGCAAGATGGCTGACGATGTACAAAAAATTAATCAGAAAATTCCAATTCTTATTTATACAGGATGAAATTTATGGAAGACAGTAAACTACAAGAAGTAACATTTCAACCATCTACTATAGAAACAATTGACTTTGCCGTATATGAATGGCTAAATGAAAAAATGAATGTTTATTCTACAACAAATGAAGGATGGACAAAAGTTCCAATAATTTGGACTTCAGCAGAAAGATCACATCAAATCAAAAATAATAAAGATATTCGTGATTCTTCTGGTATGGTGAAGTATCCAATTATTTCTTTAGAAAGAGCAACAATAAACAAAGATCCACAAAAAAAAGGTTCTGTACCAGCAAATATAAGAGACATAAATGATGAAAAGGGTGGAACCATAACAATAGCTAGAAGAATACAGCAAGAAAAAACTTCTAATTTTGAAAATGCAAAATTAAATAAGTTTCTTGGTGCTAATCAAGATGTTAAAAGAGGAATTACAAAATCGTTAAGGCAAAGAACTGGTATATTTGAATTAAGAGATCAAAGAGTTATTTCTGGGTCAAGAACTGTTTATGAAACAATCACTATACCAATTCCAATACACATAACAGTTACATATAATATTTTTATTAAAACAGAATATGTACAACAAATGAACGAAATAATTACTTCATTTTTTACAAAAAATGGTAATACAAGATCAATTATCTTAAATAAAGATAATCATAGATTTGAAGCATTTATGAATGGAGATTTCACACAAGAAAACAACTACTCATCATTAAATGAAGAAAGAAAAGTATATGGTTCAAAAATATCTTTAGAAGTACTTGGAAAATTAATAGGCTCTGATAAAAACCAAGATAAACCAAAAATTGTTATAAGAGAAAATGCAGTAGAAGTTAAATTTCCAAGAGAAAGTATTATATTTGAAGACGAGATTGATCAGTTAGATATAAATAAAAATAAACGTAAATATGTAGAATAATGCTTTTAGCTTAGACTATTACTATTTATTTATGATTATAATAAATTACAGGGAGTGATTAATAATGTCAGTATCAAGATTCAAGTTTGTATCACCTGGAGTTTTTGTTAAAGAATTTGATAATTCACAAATTGCTGCTGGTGCAGTAGGTGTAGGTCCAACCATTATTGGTCGTCTTGAAAGAGGACCAGCAATGCGTCCAGTTAGACTTGGATCAATGTCTGATTTTATCGAAATCTTTGGAAACCCAGTAGCTGGTAGAGTTTCAAATGATTCATGGAGAGAAGGCAATTATTCTGCACCAACTTATGCTGCATACGCAATACAAGCTTGGTTAAGAAATACACCTTCTGTAAATGTAATAAGATTGTTAGGCACTCAACATTCTGATGCAAGTGGAACTGGTTTAGCTGGTTGGAATATTAATGATCCAACTGTTGCTGGTTCTCCTGGTGGTACTTATGGCTTGTTTCTTGTCAATTCTGGTTCTACTAACCTTACTGGTACATTAGCTGCTGTATGGTATTTATCAACTGGTTCTATCGCTCTTACTGGAACATTAGCAGCAAGTACAGAAACTTTCCAAGGTTCTAATACTTTGTTTAAATCAGATAATGAAAATTCTGAATTTAAAGTTACAATATTTGATGGCTCTGGCACACAAGCTGTAAAGACTTCATTTAACTTCAATAAAGACAGTAACAAATACATAAGAAATGTTTTTAACACTAACGCAACTTTAACAAACTCTACTATCACAAGAACATCTAATTTAAAGACCTATTGGTTAGGTGAAACATTTGATAGATCAGTTGCTCAATACGTAACAAATACTTCTGCTGGAACTGTATATGGATTTTTAGCTCCATTAGCTGATAGCAATACTCATGGCGGCTATTACAGAACTGGTATGCAAAAAGCAAAAAGCGGTTGGATATTTGGACAAGACTTAAACTTTGATGCTGCATCTTATAATCCTTCATCAATGACAAAATTATTTAGATTTGTCACAATAGATTCTGGTGAATGGGAAGCAAAAAATCTAAAGATTTCTATTGTTGATGTAAAAGGTCCAAGAACAAATTATGAACAATATGGTTCATTTTCTGTAGAAGTTAGAAAAGCTAATGATACAGATTCTAATCCACAAGTTGTTGAAAGATTTACAAACGTAAACCTCAATCCTGCTTCTGATAATTATATTGCGAGAAGAATAGGCGATAGATTTATTGTTTGGAGTGATACAGAAAAGAGATATAAAGAGTATGGTAACTATCCAAACCTTTCTAGATATGTTTACGTAGAAATGAATCAAGAAGTTGATAATGGCGTATCAGATCCTAAACTAGTACCATTTGGTTTCTACGGTCCTGTAAGATTTAAGAACTTACAAGTTTTAGGCACTGGTTCATCAAATACTCCATCTAACACTTTCGTTAAAGCTGCTGGTGCTCAAAACCAAGCTGGTGCATCCAAATTTTTAAAAATTACAGGAAGCATAACAAATACGTTTGATGCAAAATTCTTATTCCCAGCACCATCTTTAAGAGTATCTGCATCAGCAGAGAAATTATCTGATTTCTCAAGAGCATACTTTGGTTACGATCCAACACTCAAAAATACAAAAACTGAGGTTGACAAATCTTATGTTGATTACTTAAGAATAACACCAAGTTACTACAGTACACATCCAGAATTAGTTGAAGCAAATAGAGAATTTTCTTTCTACTTTACATTAGATGATATATCTGGTTCAACAAGCGACGGAGCAATTTATATATCTGGCTCAAGAGCTGCTGGTACTTCAATTACTGCAAATGGTTATACCTCACAACTTACTCAAATCACAACACCCGCAGGTTATGAGGCTGTTTTGAATGCTGGTTATAACAGATTCACTCTTCCATTAGTTGGTGCATTTGATGGTTTAGATATTACAGAAACAGACGCATTCCGTAATTCACAATTTGATGGAACTCAAACAGAACTGAACAGTTCAGAGCTTTACACATTAAGAAGAGCCGTAGATACGATTGCAGATCCAGAATCTGTTGTAACAGACATAATAGCAATGCCAGGTGTTACATATTCTAATGTAACTTCTCATATGATTACAACTGCTGAGAATCGTGCTGATTGCATGGCTATTATTGATATCCCAAGTTACAAGCCAGATTCTGAGGGTCAAATTACAACTACAACAAGACTTGGCGATACAGTAGACCAAGTAGTTGCAACATTAAAGAGCAGAAACTTTAATTCTAGCTATGGTGCAACTTACTATCCTTGGGTACAAATTAGAGATACTATTAACAACCAGAACGTATGGGTTCCACCATCTGTTGTAGCTCTTGGTGCCCTTTCTTATGGTCAAGCTGTACAAGAACTTTGGTTTGCTCCAGCGGGGTTCACCAGAGGTGGTCTTAGCGAAGGCAGAGGTGGCGTACCAGTATTAGCAGTTGCTCAAAGACTTAACTCAAGAGAACGTGATGTTTTGTATGAAGCTAATGTTAATCCAATAGCACAGTTCCCAGCAGAAGGTATTGTAATCTTTGGTCAAAAGACTCTACAAGCTACACCATCTGCACTTGATAGAATCAACGTTCGTAGATTAATGATATTCTTGAAGAGAGAAATATCGATAATAGCTTCTAGATTATTGTTTGATCAAAACGTTAATACAACATGGGCAAGATTTAGATCACAAGTAGAGCCATTCCTTGAGAGTGTTAAAACAAGACTTGGCATTACAGAATACAGACTTGTTCTTGATTCAACTACAACAACAGCAGATTTAGTAGATAGAAATATTCTCTATGCAAAGATCTACTTAAGACCAGCTAGAGCAATTGAATTTATTGCAATTGATTTCAATATTTCAAATTCTGGTGCAGCATTTGTTGATTAATACTAATTATAATATATTAGGGAGATTTAAGTAATGGCAACATTTTGGAGTTCAGCAAACGTAGAACCAAAGAGAAAGTTTAAATTTTTAGTACAATTCAATCCTATCAATCCAGAGTTATATGATATACCATCATTTGTTGTAAAAAAAGTTGATAAGCCTGGATTTACAGTTACTGAAACAAAGCATACATTTCTGGGCCATAATTTTTTCTTTCCTGGTAAATTAGAATGGAAAGAAATAAGCTTATCAATTATTGATCCTTCTGGTACTGGTGTAAATCAAGTCAACAATCCTCTTGTAGAAGAAGTAGTTGGAATTCCAGATATGACCAAAAATCTTACTAATATATTATCTGATTTTGGTTATCAAAGTCCAGCCGCTGTTGGTCGTGCTTTGAATGGTGGTGGCGATGTACAAATTGCAACGGGTGGAGGCTCTGCTGGAGGAACTGGTATAAGATCTTTCTCAAAAGCTGGAAGCGTAAGTGCAACAGGTGAAATAAATATTCTGCAAATTGATGATGATGGTAATATAGTTGAAAAATGGACATTAAAAAATGCTTGGATAAAAGAAGTAAATTTTGGTTCTAACGACTACGCTTCAGATGATGCACAAGAAATTACAATCAAAATCAGATTTGATTGGGCAGAGTTTTATTCTGGTATTGAAGCAACTAATGCTGCTCCATATGTAACTGCTTAATAATTTATAAACTACACTATTTAATAGTATGGCTTATAAAAAAAATAGAGAGTATTTTTGGTCTAATAAATTTGTAGACCCAAAAAGAAAATTTAGATTTACTGTAGAGTTTGGTGGTGATTTAGATAAATTAACCCAAAGCAAATATCCTTGGATGATTAAATCTATTAGTAAACCTAAGTATTCTGCTGATTATGAAACAATACAGTATAAAAATCAATTTACAAATGCAGTAGGTCCAATCATCCCTAAATCATGGAGTTGGAAAGAGGTTACTGTTAAATTTATAAATCCATATAGTTTTACATTTGCATCAGAAGTAAAACAAGATTTAGATGAAATATTATCTATGTTTATAAGTTTAAGAAACAACGGCTCATCTTATGTTGCTGAAGAAAGTAAAAATGGTGGCTATAGCGGTAAAGTAGCAAGCACCGAAGAAGAAGCTGAGGCACAAAGACGAAAAGAAAATGATCTTCAAGTTGATTTGTTAAGCGTTAGATTGTTAGGTAGACAAGTTAAAATATACGACTTATCTATGGCTTACGAACCACAAGAAGCAGCTAATAGTATTGTAGAAGGCATACCAGAATCTGTTGGATTAGAATCATCTCACTATAACTTAACTCCACTAGAACTTAAACTTGGCGAGATGTATCCAAATGGTTGTTGGGTTTTAGAAGATCCTTGGATAACAAATATAGACTTTGGTGACTTTGATTATTCAAGTGATGATATGATTGAAATATCTATCACTTTTAATTATAAAAAAGCTACTTATAATTCTTTCTTCCATGATAAGCTAATATCTAGAGATCCAGATAAAGCGGTTATATTAGCTCAAGAAACAATAAGAGCAACAGATGCTGTTCTTAGATCAAAATTAGATAGTGATAAGAAAGATGAAACATTAAATTTATTAAAAAATAATTATGAATATCAATTAGAAGAAAGATTTAAACCAACTAATTTTAGTAATAATACTTTAAAAGATAAAAGATTAGATGCAATTAAGCAAGCAAAAGATTATATTGATACATCATTAAATTTAGGAGAACAAGAGAGAGTAAAAGAACAGAAAAGAATAAAACAATATGTTGAAAAATTAGCAGAAGATACAACAAATTATAATTCTAGTCCTTCAACTTATTCTCCTGCACCAAAGAATAGACCAAGAACAAGACAAAATCAATAACAAGAGGTAAAAATGAGAAATAATGAAGAAAGGTTTGGAGCGGTTGAACAAATATCTGACCCTCCTCCAGATCTTAATAATTCAGCAAGTCAGCAACTAGCATATATAACTCCCACTGAAATTGTTGACTTACCATCACAAGGCATGTTCTATCCACCAGAACATCCACTTTATATGCAAACAAGTATTGAAATAAGGCATATGACAGCAAAAGACGAAGATACATTAACATCTAAGGCATTGCTTAAAAAAGGTGTAGCAGTTGATAAAATGTTAAATGATATTATAATTGATAAAAGAATAAAAGTTGATAATTTATTAATTGGTGATAAAAATGCAATAATTATTGCTGCAAGAATTACTGGTTATGGTGAAGAATACGAAACCAAAATAGGTTGTCCATCTTGTGGTGCTAATTCTGTTTATACTTTTAATCTAGAAGAGCAAACAATTGCTTATCCATTACCAAAAGAGGAATTAGAAAATCTTGGGATTACACTAACTGATAATAGAACTTTTATTGTTAAACTACCATTATCAAAACTTAATGTTGAATTAAAACTTTTAAATGGTTCTGATGAAAGAATGATCCTTGCTAAAATGCAAGAACAACAGAAGAATAATATGGTTGATAATAACATCACTCAACAAATGAAATACTTTGTTGTTTCTATAAACGGAGAAACAGACAAAAGAAAAATATCTCAGTTAATCGAGTCTATACCAGCAAAAGATTCTAGATATTTAAGAACTGTTTATAAAAATATAAATCCAAACATTGACTTACAACAACGATTTGTTTGCTCTTCTTGTCAGTTTGAGGACACAATGGAGGTTCCGTTTACAGCGGACTTTTTTTGGCCTAAGTGATAAATACATGGAATCTGTTTACGAACAGTTCTTTGTTATGAAGTTACATGGAGGTTGGTCTTTATTTGAACTTTATAATCTTCCAATTGGTTTAAGAAACTGGTTTTGTGATAAACTGGTAAAACATTTTGAGAAACAAAAAGAAGAAATCGATAAAGTAAAAAATTCTTAATATATATTAAAGCCAGGATTAATTTCTTGGCTTTTTTATTTTGTACTATTTACAGTATAGGAAAATATTTAAATGGCAGATATACCATCAGCAGCTTCAAATTCTTTATTAGAGAAACAAAAAGAATTATTAGAAAGTATTAAAAATATTTCAAACGATGCAAAACTAACTGATGATGAAAGAGCTAAGCAATTAGAAGTAATTAACTTAGCTTTAGAAAGTATTAATGAAAAAATTAGAAATTCTGTAGAAGTATCAAAATTAAGATTAAAAGCAATAAGTGATGAACTTCGTATAATTCAATCAATAGAACAAAGTAATGTAAATTTATTACAATCCGATAAAGAAAACTTAGAAATATCTAAACAAAGATTAATAATTGATCGACTAATACAAGAAAAAATAGAATATATTCAACAAGCTAAAAAAGATAATATTGCATTAGACGAAGAAGAAGTAAAAATAAAAGATATACTTATTC